CGCAAAGTATGGGATAGGTTCACTCGCTTCAATGCAAGGTTCGTAAAGGTCGGTCATCAATTCAGGATAGACAAGGAAGTGATTCCGTCTCAAATCACCAGCACCGAGATTCAATCCGTGATGCCTAAACTTATCAAAGTCATAACCCATATCAATGTGCGAGTGCATCTCAACCTTTCTAATGTACGATTGATGCTCAAGTAATGGCTTGATATATTCGTATGAGTTTAGGTTCATACAGTATCCTCCGCTTGGATGACCGGAAACAGTATTCTGCTCACGGAATCCGATGTGAAAATCTACCGCACCGTGTAACTCTGCAACTCGTTTGGTTGCGGTGAGTGAATAGATTAAATCACCAAGATGTCCCGACTGAATAACTCTCATTCGTTGGGGGTTACTGGGATGGGCATCCAGTACATCACATTGATCCAAGCCATTGTGTTTTGGTCAATCCACATATCGTCAATAAACCGAGCAAGTTTGATTTCGCCATCAAAGGTTGCAACGAGTTTCAGTTCTCCGTCATACGGTGGGAAAGTATCCTCACCTCTCCAAGTTTTTTTCATCGAGATTCAAAGTTATTGTAAAGTTTTTTGATTCAATAGTTTGGTGTTGTGTTTCCTTTGGTTTGCCATATACCCGGTCAAACAATAGCTCAAGCAAATGGATGCTTCCCCTCTCGTAGTCCCGTGTCGCTTTCTTTGCAATCATCGCTATCCAAAAAGGGAGTTCATCGTTCTTGGCAAGTTCAATTAACTCTGTCCGGCTCTTGCTTAATATGGATTGGATGATGTCGTTTGTTTGACCACTTGATAACTTGACATTGTACTCAGCCAAGAACACCTCCCTCAATATCGTTTCCACATTCTTCGGTCTTCCGTTTGGATTTCCGCTTTCACCTTTTTTGAATGGTATCAAATGTTCCTTCGTCATTGTGTTATTGTTCTGTTTTTTTTATGTATATTTGTATGAGTATATAAGCGGGGTTAGTGTAGTGGTAACACATCAGACATCCAGTTTGAAATCGGCGTTCGATTCGACCACCCTGCTCAAAGTTCGTTCTTTTAAGGTGATTTTTTCACCCTTGTACATACCCGCACCCATCTCGTCTATTTTGCTGAATGGTAAAATGGGTAATGTTATTTGACAAGTTTTGTCAATGAGGTAAATGTATCTTAATTGATATCCATCCAATGGCTTTGCCCCGTCTTTTTTGGCTTTTCCCGCACTCATTCCCATATTCTTGTAATTTGCGTTATTTAATGTTTTATCCGCAATGATTACGCCATTCCAATTAAGTATGGTTTTATTTTCTTTGATACCACATAATTGAAAGCCACTTGCCCTATATATTGTGCCATCTCCACATTGTGTGCCATCGCTAAATGATAAAATCCATTTGATGTGCGGGGCGTTCTTTTTGATTAGTTTTATACTAATTGCGATGCACCTGGATTCAGAATACTTTGGCAAATAGTCATCAAATGCCATACGATTTAATTCCAACATTTCATTCCAATTTGTATTGGTCACCATTGGTAAAACTTTTCTTTTGTCCATTGGATTCCCATAACTCATCACCCCGTGTAAATTGCCATCTAAAAAACACCCAAAGTGCAATGTACTATTTGGGACAACCTTGCCACTATAATGGTTTTTCTTGACAAAAACATTTGCAATGGATGATGGAATCACCTTTACGATTATTTCTTTTGCTCTGCCCATTGCATAATGATTAAATAAAGTGCATTTGCATTGCTATTCTCATTTCCCATCGTTTCCATATATTTGTATTCGTCACTTAATTTAATATCCGCAATCGCGTTTTTGATTTGTGTTGCTTGTTCATCTGCAAGTGTAAACGCCATTTGTTGAAACGGAGCTTTATCACCATCAGCCAAGCTGAAATTTTCCCCAAACTCATCGGCATTCACAAAGTCCAAAGGCAAGTCCAATCCCCAGTCATCTAAATCCTCAACATCCCATTCGTTTGCTAACTGATCCCAATCCCATTCTCCGTATCCGACATTGTCTTTGATGATGAACTCTTGCTCTTGCTTGTCGGTCAAGTTTTTTGCCTTGATGATGTATGTTTCTTCAATGCCCAAATGTTCCAATGCCTTCAATCGCATATTGCCACCCAGCACAATCATATCGTCATTGACAACGATTGGTCGGAGTTCCAACATCTGCGGAAAGTCCGTGATTGATTTCAACAACTTCTTAAACTTGTCATCCTTAATTACTCTTGGATTGTTTGGATTCGGTCGTATCTCGCTGACCTTAATTTTTTGTATCATCGTTTACTTAATTTTTGTTCGTGAATGGATTTGAGCCACTCTTTGTATTGTTTCTTATCTCCAAATTTTATGTGATCCTCACGACATAATGCCATCAGGTTGTCAATCGCATCGGCTTCCTTACTCCCTCCGATTCCTCTGGCTTCAATGTGATGGATGTCCACGGCAGTTTTGCCACACACCTCACAAGGGATGAAGTCACTTATGTCATATCCGAAATGGTTTAGGTATGTCATTGTGTGTTTCTTCATTGCTCATTCTTTCTCCTCCTCTTTGGTTTCTGCTCATCATCGGCAAGTTGTGCTTTGGTGATGGCTTCTTGTTGTTGGTTTGCCCATATCAAAAGTGAGTGCAATGCTTCGGTCACACAAGTACTGCAATTCGGCAAGTTCCTTCCGAAGATTTCACGGTGAACATTGTTAAGGATTGCCCCTTGTTCAGGTGATGGTGCGAACACTTGTGTTTTCTTCCAGTTGTCGTAAAGGGGTTGGAGTGATAGTATAAATTCGATGTTGCTCATAGTTTTGTTTCTAATAGTGCCACAATCACAGTTGCGATGGATGCATAAAGTATCCCCACCCAACCGTATGTGTATAGGAAAAAGGACAAACCCAACCACCAAGACAAGCAAAACGCACAGTCAAGGGGCTTCATTCGCTTCCATTTGGAATAATCGCTTCCGTACAGATAGCGTTTTAATAGATCGGCTGGTTTGCCAAAGTTTACGATAATGATTGCCAAACAAGCAATTCCAATTATTTCGTTATACATCTTTCTTTCATTAGTTTAATTACTCGCAGCACTTCACGAACGGAGATATCGGTCTTTCTGTGGATTGCCCTTGCTGACATTCCTGAACACCATAGTTTGAAAAGTTCTCGTTCATAGAAATATGCTGATTCTGTTACTTGGTTTATTTTGTTGATTCGTTCAAGTTCAATTCCTTCGGCTTGTTCCCTCTCATCCAATAAGTCAATCTCTTCAGCGAAGTCAAGCTCGTAGACATCGTGTTGATCATATATTCTTGATTCGCCAAAGGGATGCCGGTTGCCGTTGATACAAAGGTATAAAAGACGGATTGACCAAAATTGGATGTATCCGTCTCTGTATATTTTCTCGATTTGTTCATCAGGTTTTTCAAGTATTGTCAAAAAGTAAAATTGGTACAACTCCCTTGCCAACTCATTGTTTTTTGCAATGTTCTTGGTTGCTTTCTTCAGCCAATCGGCTTTGGAGAGTTCCAATATGATGGCATCCTTATTCAATTTTTCTTTTCAATAATGCAAATATAACCTTCTTTTTCGTATTTTTTTTGACATCTTATCACCTGATCTTCCTCATACAAGATGTGAATCGATGATGAGAGTCCTTTGGTGCAAGTAATCACCCAATAACTGAACGGATGTTTCATAGGTTTGTCTTGTGGTTTTGTCGTGTGTAATTAAATTATCAAAGACATTAATCGCATTCATCACGCTGGAATGATCTCTCCCCAATATATAGCCAATTGATGAGAATGTCATCTTCAAGTGCTTACGGCAAAGGAAGGAAAACATATGACGAGCATACACAACCGATTGTTTTCTCAATGATGAAATAACGAGATCAGGTGTGACATCGTAGGCTTGACAACAAACCCTCATCGCATCTGTCCAGTCAGCATCAATGCTATTCAAATCGCACTTGGGTTGAATGATTTCTTCTTTCAATCGTTTCAACTCTTTGTCGTGTTTGACGGTTATGTCAGCAATCTGTAAACGCAATCTGCGAATTTCTTGCTTCAGGTTGTGGGTTTCTTGATATGGGTTCATTAGAATGTTATTTTGCATTTGTTACACTTGTGCTTGTTTACGGTTTTTAGCAACCACACCTTCCCAAGTTGGTTACACTTTGGGCATTTTGGATGTTCCTCAAGTACGATTGAATCATAGACGGATTGCCAGTACTCGTGACCTTGTGGCGTTTTATCCCATTTAAACGCATCTAAGAGCATATCTTGGAGCGTGTTATAGCATTGTACCTTTTTGTCCTTTTCAACAAGTGAGATGAATTCTTTGTACATTGGCAAGTCCTTTGCTTTTGTTCGCAGTTGGTTGAATCTGCGGTAGTCAATTATTTTCATTTAGTTCTTGTATTATTTCAAAAAGTTGATATGCGATTTGTGGAACTATGGCATTGCCATATCCTTTGATTGATTCTGCTCTCCACTTAGGAAAGGTAATTCCGTCCAGTTGTGTGGGAAGCCCATCATCTCCGCCACAAACCGGGGATTGAGATGGGAAGTTCCTCCACCAACTTTGTGTGCTATCTGTTCCGCTAAATTGCTGTTCTCTGCATTCACTTTGTTGTGGCGTTTTAAACTGTCCATTGTCATTCCTGATCTCAGTCCGTCCGATGCACTTGGTGTCAATAGAAATCTGCTTAATGTCATTGAATGCATTGAACCTTCTTTGACTTGTGTTGATTTCATTGTTGCCGTTGCGTTCGTTGAGTCCATCACAGTTGGTGTTGGAAGCATTCCCCAAACTTTCAAATCCGTCAATGTCACTCCCGGTTTGAACTTGCTGTTTGGTTTGCGATTCTCCCAACTTGCCGATGGAGCTTCCATTGCTTTTGGTGTTGGTAGCAATAAACCAACATCTATCTCTTCTATGCGGAGCGTTTTTGGCTGCAGCTGGAATAATAAACGGTTGAACTTCGTACCCTTCATTTTCCAAGTCAAGGCACACCTGCTGGAATACCAATCCGCCATCAATACTCGTGATACCATAAACATTTTCTGCGATGACATATTTGGGTTTAATCTCTTGAATTGCTCGTAGCATCTCTCCCCACAAGTAGCGTTCATCATCTGTGCCTTTTCTTTTTCCGGCAAGTGAGAATGGTTGACAGGGGAATCCTCCTGTAAGAATGTCAATTGTGTTTGCATATTTTTTAAAGTCAGTTTTACATATATCAATATGACTATCCGCATTCGGAAAGTGATAGTCCAATACTTTTCTTGGGAACTCCATCCACTCGCAATGAAAGACATTTGTCCACCCCATCCATTCGGCAGCGAGATCAAACCCACCTATTCCGCTAAACAATGAACCGTGTCTCATAGGCGTTCCTTGTACATTGTTCGTGATCCAATAAAGGTGGTTTCAATTGTGAAACATTCTCCGTGCCTGTTCTTTGCGATTATGAGTTCAGCATCCTCCGATTCATTGCGTTCTTTTGAATAGTAATCAGGTCTAAATGGGAACATCACAACATCTGCATCTTGTTCAATGCTTCCACTCTCCCGAATGTCGGATAGCATCGGTCTTTTATCTGCTCTCTCCTCACACTTCCTTGAAAGTTGTGCCAAAACAATCACGGTGATTTGCAATTCCTTTGCCAATAATTTAAGGTTTCGTGATATCTCTGCAATTTCTTGCTCTCTGTTTTGCTTTGTTCCTTTGATTAACTGGATGTAATCAATGATCAGCAATTCCAATCCGTGTTTTGCCTTGTGAATTTTGGCTTTTGATTTGATTTGATTGATGGATGAATTCGGATCGTCATCAACAAAGAATTCAACCACCGAATTGTTCACACTGTCACACATATAAATCACCTCATTCTCTCTTAATGTCGCATTGCGAATCTTCCAGTTTGGCAAATCACAAATCAATGACAAGTATCTTTTCGCCAATTGCTCGGATGACATTTCAAGTGAAATGAATAAACCCTTACCACCCAATTTCCCAAACTGATACATCAATGACAAAGCAAGTGCCGTCTTTCCTTGCCCAGGTCTCGCAGCCATCACAACCAAATCACCGTGATTCCATCCACCCAATACCCTGTCAAGTGATTGCCATCCAGTTTGCTTCCCGGTTATCTTGTCACCCCTTTTGATTGATTCGGTTATTGTATCAACTGCCGATGCAACTACTTTGTGAATAGACAAAGGATCGTTGATTGTGGTGAACTTGGTGTTATCAATCAAAGTTTGTGTGAAGGTGAGCATCTCTTTCAAATCCAATGTGACATCAATAGAAGAGATTTGCTGAATGAAATTCTTTTGTAAGTATCTATGTTCCAATTTTGGAAGATATTGGCTTAAATTGGGCATAGAGTAAACGGCTTGACCAATTGTCACAAGATGTTGTACTTCAGTTCTTTCAAACTTGCCAACCAAACACACATAGTCAATGGGTTCGTTTTGGATATATCTGTCCATCATAAAGTCAATCACTCTTTGATATAGTTTTGTTTCAAACCACACTGGTTTAATTCTTGGTAATAATGCTCTTGTCTGTTCGTAGTAAAGCAATTGACCGATGATGTATTCTTCAAGCTCGTTCGTCATAATCTTTCAAATTAAATTTGTTTTTGTTGTTAATGATTTCAATTGTTTTGTTTTTCTCAAAATCTTTTGGTGCATATAAACCTGAATAGTTTTGAGTGATGGAGTGTTCAACGACCTCCGTGAATTCTTTTGGTGTATATTTTGACTGACAAGATTTTATGAGTTGTTCAATACCAGTTCTTGTGTATCTCTGCTTTTTTTCTTGTTTATACTTTAACCACAAATCAAACGACAGTTTGTATTCTTCTTTTACATTTACATTATCAGTTACATTATCATTATCAGCTTTTTTGGGTTCTTGAAAAAAGGCTTGGGTTTTTTGGGTTTCATTGGCTTTCTTTGGTCTACCACCTTTTGAACCGTTAACACTTTGTTTCTCAATGTAATCCTCGTATTTCACCAAATCCCTTTTTAATTGCGTTTTAATGGGTTCAAATGCAATTGACAATAGTAAGTCATCACAAGGTGGATTTTCATCGTTCACATAAGCGAAGATGTGTTTGATTAATTTCCCAGCAATTTCATCAGGGAGTTTGTTGAATACCCCTTGTTGATCACAATAAAGGATGAATGATTTCTTATTTTTTGCCATAAAAAAATCCCTCTCAAATTGCGGTGGTAGAAGCACACACAACTCAAAAGGGATAAAAGGGTTTTAACTTTCGGTATCTTCTACATACCAGTTAACGATACAAATATAATTAAAAGAATCTTAACTTCTCGCCTCGTTCACGAAAATTGTAAATTTCTTCAAGCAGAGCAAGATATGTTTTTGTATTCGTACAATCTACTAATTTGGTTGATTGGTACTGGAGTTTTTGCATCATTTTCTCGTGATTGTAGCCCTTGACATTATACAAATGAACCAATGCAAAAACAAATGATCTTGACTTCGCACCTTCATAATGCATTCTCCAATCTTGTATCCATTTTAACATAATTAAACCACGATTTCTATGAACCATTTCCAGTTTGCCTTCTTTTACTAGACACAATGTTGAACCGCCACTACTGCCTGATGCAAAAATATTTAACAATGTCATTACCCCCAACCCTGTTTTTGTCAATAGAGATTTCAAATAACAGTATTCTTGCAATCCCATATCGCAATAACCATCAATGTAATCTTCGACTTTCCAATTTTTTGTATTGGCGTTTAATGTTTGAACTTCTGAAAGCCCTAAATTTTCTACCAATAAATAATGGATTGGAAATCCTAAATCTTTACAAACTGTAAAGCGATGTTGACCGTCAATAATTTCAAATTTGTCGTTTACTAAAATTGGATTTGCAAACAATAAATTTTTTGTCATCACGGAAGATCGTAATCTTTTCAGGTGCAATTCATTTAACTGGCGATTACCTCCAAGAGTTTTGAACTTTGAGTAATCATTTGTTTTCATTACGGTGTTCACCGTTGTGTCTTTCTGCGTGTGGTTACTGCTCTTCACCATTGACGCTGTTTGTGTGTTATACATTTTGTTTTTACCTTATGGTTTTGTTTTGTATCCCAGTTCTGTTAGGATTTTTTTTTGGTGTTTTTGTCGAAGCTCATACATCTTACCTCTCAATTCAGGATTGGCTTTCTGCAAACTTTGACGGCATCTGCGGATGGTCTCCGGTGATGTTAACTTGCCTGATTCCAAACGATGGAAGAAGTTGAACAGATTTGATTCCTTACGCCAAATCATTGACATCAATAGGTTGTCATTGTCTCTTGTCTGTGGGTATTGCTCAAGCAATTGTCTCACAAGTTCTTTGGTAACATTCATAGGGGTTTTGTTTGTGTGTAAAGGTGACGCACTTTGCATTCGCTGAATTGCATTCGCTGGGCAATCTGTCTCCAAGTGCAACGCATATCATCACGAAGGATTGCGATTGCCCAACATAGTGCTTGTTTATCAGTTAGATTTTTCACAATAGATTTTCTTTGCATTGGCAAACCCGGCATTGTATGCCAGTTGTTGTTCCATCTTCTCCAGTTGCTTGAAGTTGAAGATCAGGTGTGGGCTGATATCCAAATCGGGGAACTCCGTGCGTAGGTGTTCAACCAAGCGGTCAATTGGTGTTTTCATTTTCTGCTTTGATTATTTCTTGAATCTGTTGTGAGATGGCTTTGATTAAACTGATGATATCAAGATTGTGATTGATGGTCTTAATGTCCTCAAGTTCTATATCTGTGTTTCTGTGTTTAACCCTGATCTTCATTTCCGTTTGGGATTAACTCTTGAAGAACTTTCAACCAATAGTATTTGCTGACTTCTGTGCAATGATCAAGTATTTCATATACTGCAACTCTCGCACATTTGATTGCATCGTCTTCCGATAGTGAATGAATTATATCAAAATCTCCATCTACCAATTCAACCGTTTCCGCATTGA